TCCCAAGTTTGTGTGGTATTTGGTAATGGTATACTTGTTACTCTTTTATTGCTTTTTACTTTAAACGTATTATGTGTTTCATCTCCCAATGCCAATTTATTGACATCCGGTAATCCCAGATATTCGTATTTAGGATATTCTTTATTTGGATCGGAAAATCCCCTGCGTTTTAATAATTCTTTATTATTTACTATACCTTGATTATTTGCATTTACATCTGCTAAGTATGTTAATGCAGTTTCTATATCATTATTGAAATCATCTGAAGAACCTCCCAATGCAGAATTGACAGAAACAAAATAATCTTTTACTAAAACTCCACTTTCAAGTTTTTTGTTTAATTTATCCGAATTATTAACACCTATGACTAATGAGGTTCCTAATAAAGCGCCTATAATTTTTGGATCATCTTGTTGTGTAATTTTACCCGATAACAATAACGACTTATAATTAGATTCGCTTGCAGATAGCATAGAGTTATATTGAGCAGATTCCGATTTTAAAAACTCAGCTTTAGAACTAATTCCATCTTTGCCTGTCCAATTTGAATTAGTATCTGTCCATGCAGTAAGAGCAAAATCATTATTCGGTCGTTTCACATAACCCAAGGAAACTAATGTTTGTACGCTTAGTTGGTATTTGCCTAATCTACCATCCATACTTTCTTTAGTCATATCATCGCCGGATGCTTTACTTCCTATGGTTGCAAAAATAGTTTTTAAATCATCTGCGGTTAATGGATAGAGGTCATCTTCTCTATTAACGTTTCCTATAGTAGTAATAGGTTTATTATTTTGGTCTACAACAGGGCTACCATCTCCACTTCGAACAATATTTTTTTCAGCTTTGTTTGCTTCCTGTTTTTGTTTTTTTATTCCTTCAGGTTGTTTCTCTGGCTTACCTGCGATTGTTCCTATAATTAGTGGCCTTTGAGCTTCTTCTCCATCCAAAAACCAACCGACTACCCAACTGCCATTGACAATCCCCACAGGCGTATGCCCAAGACCAGATGTGGCAGCAGATGTTATAGGCTGAAGAGGTATAGCCCAAGGTAAATCTCTAGTTGGCAATAGTGTTACATCGTCAGTATGAAACCCAAATATTCTTACCCTGCAGCGGCCTAATTGTTCGGGATCGTTTCTATCTTCAACAACCCCAGTCCACCATACAAATTTATTTCCATATATCATTTTAATGCCTTATAATATTCTGCTTTAGGAAAAGAATCTTTAACTACGTTCATAGTTATATAATGTGTTTTTGGATTTATTTTATGCGACAAATTTGTTATCATATAATACCCGGTATATAATTTATCTTGTATATCAGCTGCTTTATCATGTGAAGATAATGCTCCAGGTGTACCTTTTGGAAATACGATTTTTATGATATTTCCTGCTTCTAAATCTGTTCTACCTGGAACAACAAGTTGCATTTTAAAATTATTAAGTTCTAACATATTGGATCTTCGATTGCCGTGCATATATTTGGATATTTCATCAAAGTTTGTATTTGTGTTATTGTGTAATTTTGGCACACTATAATTAATTTCTATATATCCTGCAGGATTTCTTACTGTAGATAAATCAAATAAAGGTACGGTTTCATTATCATTTAAATGAGAATACCCAGTAAATTTATTACCATGATCATATACAACATTTTTAAATGTTTTATTGTAAAGATTAATATCAATTAATGTACTAGAAAGATATCCAGTTCTCGTATTGTCCAATTGATCTAAAGTTTTCTCAACACTTAAAGATTTTATAGAATACATGGCTTTAGATTTTTCATCTGGACCTAGAGTATTAATATAAGATTGTGAATAAAAATATGTTCCATTTAAAAGTCTTTTTGCATTACTAAAAAGTTTGTCAGTACTACTAAAATAAAATCCTTTAGTTGTTTCCCAAAATAAGTAATTTGCCGCTTTGTCTTTTGCCGGTAAAGATTTACTAGCAATCCAATTAATACATTGTATAGGAGACCAGCCTGGACTAACAAACTTAATTATATTATCTGGAGATTCTAAAAATGTTAAGGGAGTTTTGTCTATATCTGCAGAATTTCCTGAAAGTTTTGAAAGAGGCAAATTTCTAACGGCTTGTAAATAATTTAAAAATATATTACTTATTATTTGTTGCGGAGTTCCTTCAAACGCCATGAACAATGGGTTTAGTGTATCATTAAATGCCTCTGTCGAAACAATATTTAATTCATATATAATTGTGCTACCATCTTTTGCATATGCTTTATTTGCAATAGAATAAACTTTGAAGGTTTTAAATATTCGTTTTCCATCATCCAAAGACGGCGTTACCAAATTTATGAAAATAAACTCTTCACCTATTAACGGAAAAAGAGATAATAAATTTGTATTATCCGCAAGTGTTAATGTTCCAGATACAACAGGATTAAAAATGCTTTCATACAAATTCAGTTCGACTAAAAAATTCGTTATATCTAATTTTTTATTGGCAGAAAATAATATTAATTCTGTTATATCTACCAGACCCGGGGCCTGTAAAAGTTGTTCAGCCATTATTTGTTAATTGTTTTAATATAGTTGGATACTACGTCTTGCACTATATTTGGTTTTAATACTCGGATTCTTCTATTGGATTCATTCTTAGCTTGTTCTATTTCATAATTGCTTTGAAAATCTGTTCCAATGTCTGATTCTTTGTAAGAAATAGGAACGTTAATTTGTTCGGTCTCTGGTAAATCTATAAGTATTCTTTTTGGTTTTTTGTGCGTCGAATCTTCTGCTAAAAGAAAAAAGGTTTCAACTTGATAATTTTGTGCGTTGACTGCTCGATTGACTGTAAACACATCTTTTTCTGTTCCATATTTACTAACAACAAATTTATATAAATCGTTGTCTGATAAAGGCCATTCAAATCTAGGATCTTGTATATTGTTTGTCAGTAACACTAACCAATGCAAATCCTGAGTACTGTAATACCTATAAGATAATTCTTCAGGCGTTTCTCCATCCAATACATCATACAATTCAAAATATGAGTTATTGTCTAAAAATTCTTTAGATAAAATAGCTCTTCTAAAAATATCAGCGACAACTTGTTCGGTATCTCCATCATCTAAGGTATATGATATTAAAGGAAAAGATTCAAAAAGATTAGTACTCATTTTGTGTTATTCCTTCAGCCGTCATTTGTTCTAATTCTTGGAATGTCAGAGACATATTAATTTCTACAGGAGAACCGTCTTCGAATGTTACGAACTGTTCGCCGCCATATTCTACTGACATATTTGTTAGTGCACATCTAGCAAATCTATGGATATGTGGATTTATTTTATCTTTATAAAAATACTCTATATCAAATTCAGATGGGTATATGTAAAACATTTTATTATCCGTCAATTCTGGATGCATATGTTGCTTGAATGTTCTAATTATATTTTCTACTTTTTCGGTTTCAGATTTGTCTTTAGGGAAAAATTTATAAGAGAATTGAAACGTTCTATAGTCTACAGATTCAAATAAAACTTCTCTAAATGGATTTACTTTTTGTCGTGTACTCAGTTCTAGTACATCACTTATTACACCTCCACCGGCTTTTAAAGATGGTACTTTTGCTAATTGTGTTAGCAAGGCGGCCCCAATTTCCGGGCCAGCATTAGAAATCGTTTCCTTAAGACTTCCACTTGCACTTCCTTGAACCAGAAGACCGGTCAAAAGACCCATATCTTTATTTGCATAATTTGTGCCGTATTTAACTGCCGGTCTTTCTGATACATACAACGTAATAACTTCTTTGAGTCTTGAAGTTTTTCCAGATGCAAATGCAGGTTGTTTATCTAGAAATTCTAAGGTCTCGTCTACTGCTTCTTTAGCTATTATTCCTCCAACTACGCCAATTCCTCCGGCTTTTAAAAGATCCCCTACCGTAGAAGTTTTTCCTAACATGGATTTAGTTAGCGCGCCGATGGTTAACACTCCTACTAGAAACCCCGCATTCTCTTTAATATTAGTGCGAGCAAATTCTACTGCTGTTTGCGAAAAATTTGATCGTCTAATGTCATCTAATCTAGTTTGTTCTTGATTACTTACAGTATAATCTTTTTCTTTAGCAACTTTTCCTTTTGTACTTTTGTCCCGAACATTGATATAAAATGCAACATAATGTTGCATATCTGGCTTTTGTCTTAGGCCTATTGGAAACTCTAAAGTTCCAATTTGATATTCACCTGTTTTGTGTTGATTTGCATAAACACCTTCTCCCGCATTTTGGCGCCTTGCATCTACAGCATCTTTTGGGTTGTTTACGTTGGACATATTTTCTATATAAATATTGTTGGATCATAATTATTTATATAGATGTTATACACCAAAACATACAAAGGAAAATTTAGGGCCAAGAATCCTGGGAAATATCGAGGCGATATTAACAATATTGTCTATAGGTCCTTGTGGGAATTGCGATTTATGAAGTGGTGCGATCTGAATGATTCAGTACAGGAGTGGGGGTCTGAGACTGTAATTGTTCCTTATATATCCCCAGTTGATAGAAAAATACATAGGTATTTTGTGGACTTTTATATCAAAGTTAAAGCCAAAACTGGGATTGCTCAAAAGTATTTAATAGAGATAAAACCCGAAAGATTTACAAAACCGCCAATAATACCTCAGAAAAAAACCAAAAAGTTTATAGATGAAGTATTTCAGTATGGAGTAAATGAAGCAAAATGGAAAGCGGCTTTTGAATTCTGTCAGGACAGAAATATGAAGTTTATGGTCTTAACCGAAAAAGATTTAGGAATTATAAATGGCAAATAATATATTTCAGCAAGTTAATATGAATGCTGGGGATGTTAGAAAATCCTATAACTGGTATCGAGAACAAGTAACTAGTTTAGGCAAAAATATGTCTGGCACTCAATTACTTAGAAATGAAAAATTAACATCAAGAATAAGCCCCGGTGAGATGTATCTTTTTATGTACGATCCAAAATATAAACTTGAATTACCATATTATGATACTGTTCCCTTGGTGCTACCGTTTAAAATAGTTAAGGACGGTTTCTTAGGAATAAATTTACATTACTTACCATATCTAGCTAGATATAAATTATTGGGCGAATTGAGTAAGTTGACATTGGATAAAACAATAAACGAAGATACAAGAATACAAATTTCTTGGCAAATACTAAATAGCTCGTCGAAATATTTAGCTGCAACTGCATGCGTGAAACACTATTTAAATGATCACTTAAGATCCAGATTTTTAAAAATAAATTATACAGATTGGGTTACTGCATCTATGTTACCTGTTGAGAGTTTTAGAAAAGTGAAAAAAGAAAAAGTCTGGCAAGACGTTAAACAAAAAAATAGGTATTATTAATGGCTAAAGCACATTTTTCCCCTGAAAATTTTATTAACACTGTTAATAAGGCTGGTCTAGCAAAACCAAATAGATTTGAGGTCTATATATATTTTCCAGGAAGTCTTTCAGCTCAACTTGAACTTCAAGTTCAACAAAATGCTCTTAGTTTATTTTGCGACAGTGCAAGTTTTCCTAGTCAAAATATAGGAGTTAAGCAACAGAGAATTTATGGTCCAAACTATCAAAGACCAGTTAGCATAGATTATGGTGGAGAAGGAATACCTATGACATTTTTAGTCGATGCCAATATGCGTATTAAATCTATATTTGATATTTGGGTTAGTAAGATTATAGATCCAAATCAATATTTTGTATACGAGCCCGCATCATATGTATCTCAAATAAAAATAAATCAATTAGATGAAGAAGATAATATTGTATATTCTGCAATTTTAGAAGACGCCTTTCCTAGAAGCGTGGGTATGCTAGAGTTAAGCAACTCTACTCAAAATCAAGTACATAAACTCAACGTAACTTTTGCCTATAGACGTTGGGCGCCAGTTCATAGTATATCAAATTCTGTAAAGTATCCGGGTGTAGATACTACATCTACACAGGGAGATAAAATACAGTCATCGTTTATGGGCGGTAGACCGGGGTATGATGAAGCTGGTAATTTAATTACTACAGGTAGAAACACTAACAGATAACAAATAAGGAAATAATATGGCTTTACCTAAATTAGAAACACCAATCTATGAATTGAAATTACCGTCAACCGGAGACAAAATAAAATTTAGACCGTTCTTAGTCAAAGAATATAAAATATTACTAACATCACTAGAATCAGATAGTGAGGAAATTACAAGGATTGTAACTGAGCTAGTAGATGTTTGTACATTCAATAAATTAGATATGAACATGCTTGCAAATTTTGATATAGAATATATCTTTTTAAATATGCGAGCAAAGTCTATAAGTGAGATTACGCATTTAACATTAAAATGCGAAAATTGCGATAATAAAATTCCATTTGATCTAGATTTAACGAATGCAAAAATAGAAAAAAACGACAACCATACATCAAAGATACAATTAACAGATGATATTATTTTAGAAATGCGATATCCAAAATTTAATGAAATGATAGATATCTATGAAAATTTTAAATCTGATAGGGTTATTTTATTATTAAGCTCTTGTATAAAATCTGTTTATACAAAAGACAAAGTATATGAAGAATATACAAGCGACGAACTATTAGAATTTGTAAATTCATTTTCTAAATTGCAGTTTGATATGTTGGAAAATTTCTTTTTAACTATGCCAAAATTAGTACACCGTGTAGAACAGGATTGTAACGTTTGCGGAACTAAAAATAATTTAAAACTAGAAGGTTTAGAAAATTTTTTCGTCTGACCCTTTCCCATGAGGGGTTATATAGTTACTTTAAATTAAATTTTAAATTGATGCACAATCATAAGTATTCATTGACGGAAATAGAAAATATGATACCATGGGAAAGAGATACGTATGTTGCTATGCTTATATCAGATATAAATGATGATAATGATAAAAGAAAACAAAAAAATCTAAGGAATAGTTAATGTTACCTATCAACACTCAAGCGTCATCAACCGAAGATAGACATATTATTGCGGCCTCTCTAAAGAGACAAGAAGAAGAAGCTTACAAACAAACAAAAATTTTAGAAAAATTAGCAGACGAATTTGGTAAACAGAGACGAGCTAGTGTTAAACAAAATACTAATAAAAAAGCAGAAACTTCTACAAAGGGGCCTGGTTTTTTTGATATGCCTTTGCAAGATTTAAAGCAAATGTTTGTATTTGATTCTGGTTATAAGAATAAACAAAATAAACAAAATACTTTAAAAGATATTCCGCAAACCCTTAAATTTGATTCTGGACAAAAATCAAATAATAAGCAAGATACTAATAAAGATGAAAACTCCGACAAGAAATCTCAGGGTGTTTTTAAAAATATGATTGAGAATATTACCGATTCAAATGCCAAAAAAGAAATATCAGAAACACGCAAAAAATTAGATAATATAGTAGAAACTCCGTCTGAAGGAGATAAAGTAAAAAAATCAATTGAAACAGCACAAGAACCTCCTGTGGAAGATAAACTAAAAAAATCAGGTGACATGGAGAATGAAGAAACTACTCAAACTGAGCGCAAATCACATGTGCCATTTTCACAAAAAATAAAACAATCTTTTTCTGAAAAAATGACCAACTCAATGGCTGGTGCTACAACAAAAGATTTTAGCCAATTACTTACAACTAAAGAATATAAAGAATTTACAAAAAAACAAACTGACAGGATCGTAGACGCATTGGAAGGACTGGATATTGGTGGTAGTGGCAGCGATAGCGGAGGTATTGGTATACCGGGATTAGATGTAGATTCGCCCGACGGTAAGGACGATAAGAAAAAAGGACGAAAAGGACGAGGTCGCGGACCTAGACCCGGCACACCTAAACCAGGTATGCCAAAACCGGGGGTACCTCCAATACCTGCAACAGCAGCTGCAGCTGTTACATCAGCTGCTGTAGTTACGGGTGTTCTTGCTGCAGGTACCGCACTAACTATCGGCGCCACTAATACTTTAGAAAGTATGAGCGATGAACAATTAGAACAACTATCGCAAGATAGAGGAAGTGACACGGCTTTAGCTGCACAAGTAATATTATCGGGCAGGGCAACTGAAGAAGAAAAGGCTGCAGAGAAAAAAAGAATAGATCAAAAAAAACAAGATCTTAAAGATGCGCCCATCTTAACAAAATACTATGATGTTGGTACAGAAGAATATATGAAAGAGATGGAAGATAAAAAGAAAAGAGAGGAAACTAAAAAACGGGTGAAAGAGCTAGTACAACAAAGTAAAGATAAAGAACTAAATAAAAACAGAATTTTTGCTAGAAGTCCGGGAGATGAAATGAGCGCCGCGGCTGATGAAAGTAACAGAAATTTTGCTAGAAGTCCGGGAGATGAAATGAGCGCGGCAGCTGCAGCTGTTACCACAACTGCGCCAAAATTATTAGATACGGTAAACGAACAAAAACAAGAATTAGAAGATACTAAAGCTGCAACTGCTCCTATTACTGTTATAAACAATAATACAAATAATGTGGGTGGAGGCGGAGGACAATCTATGAGCTTTGCTTCAGCCAGTGCAGTAAATCTCGATACCGCAATTAATGACTTCTTTAGATCACATGGAAGAATATTTGCATAACGTGGAAAACCCCGCACAGGGCGGGGCTAAACTATTATAGTTTAATCTTCAGCTAATTTTGCGAAGTATGATAGCGAATCATTGTCATCATCAAAATCTACTTCTTTAGCAGGCACCTTAACTGGTGCCTTTTCTGTCTTTTGTGATACTCGTGCAGTAGGAACATCATCCAAGTCTACATCCGCCGCAGGTTTAACTGCTGCTGTAGATGCACCATTCAAGCCCATAACCATTTCGAATTTCTTCTTCAATTCGTCATATGACTTAAAGTTTTTCGCATCTAAGAACTGAACCAAAGAATGTTGGCCGCTCCAGATTTTTTCGATCTCAGCATCATCTTCAGAAATAGTACTAGTACCATCAAATTCCGATTTGTCATAATTGCGATAACCCTCGACATTGCGAATCTTCAATTTGAAGTTTGCGCCTTCCCAAAAATCGAATGGATTAATTGGTTTTTCATCTTCGAACTGTGGTTCAGCAATATCTTTAATCTTATCAAAGATTTTCTTACCAAACTTGTAAAGGAATACTTTACCTTCGTTCTCAGGATGTGCTGGGTCTTTAACAATTAAAATGTTAACAACATAACTAAGCTTGCGCTTTTGTTTACGAGCAATTTCTTTATTTGCCTCAGAACCAGAGTTCCATAGTTCTGTATTATATTCAGAAACAGGATCTGCTTTGCCTAGGGTTGTAAGAGAATTCTCGATATACCATTTGCCTGCTGGACCTTGGAATCCATGATTCCAAACTCTGACCCATGGTAGTTCCTCGCCTTTAGGAGGAGCCAAGAAACGAATAACAGCATAGCCGTTGCCTGCTTTGTCAACTTCGGGTTGCCAATAGCGGTCATCTGCGCCACGTGATTCGGACTGGGGATTTGCGATCTTTTCTACCTCTTTCATAAGAGTTTCAAACCCGCCGCGGGATTTTCTTAGATCTGCTAGTGTAGTAATTGCCATAATTTGCCTTTCGTATTAACGGTGTATGTAAGTATGTTTGTATTAACGTCGTTTGATTTTGAGTACTGTTGCGTAATCATAATCTAACTCTCCATTGTCATCATCTAATCTCTTAGCTGATGCAATAT